CAAGATCAACATATGCAGATTTATTTGCAATCGTTGGTACAACTTATGGAGCAGGTGATGGTTCAACAACTTTCAATGTACCAGACTTACAAGATAACGTAGCAGTTGGAAAATCAGGAACTAAAAACTTAGCTTCAACTGGAGGTGCAAACACTGTATCTTCAACTGGAAACGTTGGTGGTTCAACAGCAAATGCAACTTTATCAACAGCTCAACTTGCTTCACACAGTCACTCAGGTGGTGGTAATCAGCCGGGACATGCAGGGCCTGGACCATATCCTGAAGGAAGAGCTTATTTTAGTGGTGCAAATACAGGTAACGCGGGTTCTGGAAGTGGACATTCTCATAACATGAGTGCAAACTTTACTGGAGATGCAACTTCAGTTTTACAACCTTATTTAACAATTATTTATATAATTAAAACGTAGGAGAAAAAATGGCAAGTTTAGGGAATTGGACAGTAGTATTTGATGATAAAATGGTTATTAAACAAACCGGTGATAACCCACAAGGTCACGTTATTAACGATGATTCTTTTTGGGGACAATCTAAGTTTTCAAATATTTGGGCAATTCATTATGGTAATCCTATAGCTTCAGATCAAGTAGAATACAGAGATGAAACTCCTCATACATCTTATGCAGATGCTAACTTAGGTGATTTTCAAGATTTTATTACTAGATATGATGCAGCTCATTTAGCTTATTTACAAGCTAATTGGGATAATGATACAATAAAAATTGAAGATCCAGTAGGTTCTGAAACTTTTAGAGATGAAACTGAAGCTGAAAAAACAGCTAGATTAGGTGCAAGACCTACTTCTTATTCTTCTTAAAATTAAATATAATTAATTTTTTTTCCCATGGAAAAAAATTGTTATAAAATGTCTTATCTGTTTTTCATTTAAATTAGGTAGAGTAGGAAATCTTTTACGTAAATTATAATACGTCAACATATGTTCAATTCTCCAAAACCATAGTTTTTTATGTTTAATATTTTTTGCAACTTTTTCAACTTTATCTAAAATAAAATCATTGGTTCCTTCTTCATAGTGATCAAGTAGTAATGTATCACATTCACCAACATACTTTTCAGCATCTTCATTTATTATTTTTATTTTTTTCATTAACATGGGATTATGTTTATTATGATATTCAATAAGTTCTTTACAATTTTCAATACATGAAATTTTTTTAACTTTATTATTTGAAAGTAACCAATTTTCACGTAAAGCAAACCCCAAGCCTGTGCAAATAACATTTCCTTCTGCTAACATATAATGTGAATATACTTCCATAATTGCATAAAGATTATCTAAATTATGTCTTAACCAAATAACATTGTTTACTTTTAATTCGAATGTATTTCTATTATTGCGTGTTATTTCTAAATTATTAATTTTATCTTCTACAATATGTGGAGATTCAAATTTTAAATTTTTTAAAAATAATTTACTAACATTAATCATTAATTATCTTAACATCATCCAAGAGGTCAAAATATATTTTTCACCAGATAGTGGTGGATTACCTCTATGTAAATATGGAAAGGCTGCAGGCCATATAACTATTCTACCGGTTTTAGGTTTTACTCTTTTTGAAAAATGTAAAAACTCTGTTTCACCACCATCTTCTACATCATTTAGATATATAGAAAAAACAAAAGCACGTGGTTCATTTTCATACCCTTTCCCATGTTCAATATGCCAAACGTGGTAACCTTCCGTTGGTAAAGTTTTTTGTATCTTTAAAGATGTAAAATGAAAAGGAACTCCATAAGCTTCTTTAGCTCCTGTGTGTTCAACATAATGATTAAATGCCATATCCAAGTTTAACATCATAGGTTTTAATGACTGCCACCAAATATCTAAATTATTTTGAGCTGCAAAAAATTGTTGATCTTGTTTTATTAATGTAGATGATTTTTCTGATGCAATTCTATTAATTGTATTATTAAATTTATTTTGATCCTCATACAATTTAATAGCATAATTACATTGTTCTTTTGTAATGTAATTATCATATACTCCAATAAAATTAGTTATATTAACTGTTTTTTCGTTTTTCATTTTCTTCAGATATTTTTACTGCTTCATCATATTTTTTATCATAAGCATGATCAGTGAATGGACCATTTTGATTTACATAATGAAAAAAAATTTGAGCCATTCCTTCTCCTTTATATATACCGGGACGACCATGTTTTTGTTCAAAGCCAGCATATATTAATCCATCACCTTCTTCGAGTTCAAAAGATGTTCCTTCAATAATAATTGGCCAATTATCATATTTTTTTACACAAGCAGTAACAGATACTTCACATGCGGGCCTATCTATATGTTGCTCCAAGTATCCACCAAATACATAATATCTCCAATACGTAAAAGTAGGAAATAATTTTAAATTAGATTCTTTTTCTACTAAAGGTAATTTGATGTCCAAAAAAGAAAGCATCAATGGATCACGAAGCCAAGCCGGAGAAAAAGATTGTCTATCAAATGTCATGCCTTTGTTTTCATCTAATTTATGAAAACAATACTTTTGAAGAATATTTAATTCTTCTTTTGTTAAAAAGTTTTTTATTAATTTATAATCTACTGCAGCCATGCAACTATACTATACCTTGTCCCTTTCGTAATAGGTTCTATTTTATATGGATACATAAAATTACTTGGAAAAAATACAATAGATCCTTTACCTAGTTTTAATCTTTTTATTTCTTTTGCTTTTTGATCTGTAAAAACTAAGTCTCCTCCTTTATAATTATCATTTAAATTTATAATTATGCTTAGAGATCTGTTTAAATCAGTATGAAGATCATATTTTCTTCCAAGTGTAGATTTTAATAAATCAATTTGACTTATTTTATTATTTTTCAACATAGGAAATTTAGTTTTATAAAAAAGATATAATCTTTCTATTTCTTTTTTTATAAAGTTCCAATAAAATAAATCTGTTGGTATATCAAGAGTTAAGGAATATGAATGTTTAGTAGCTTTTTTATCTATTAAAGGAATAATTTTTTCTATAAAATCACTGTGTACAATATTTTTAATCTCAACTATTGATTCTAAATGATCCATTATAATAATTGTGCTTTTTCTTTTTGTATTTCATCTAAAGTTTTATCATTTGTTTCTAATTTTTTTAACGTAATAGAATTAGGTTTCCACTCTTCTTTATTTACTTTTTTACCACCTCTATCAGGCATAGTTTGAAATGTTGCAATATAATTACCATCATAAGGTTTTAATTTTTCTTTCCACCAATCCGGTTCTTTAATAGTATAATGTGCATTTTTACCATTCAATAATACTTGAGTCGCTGGATAACAAGTAATGGTTAGAAACACTTTATTACCGTAAGAAAATATATCTTTTAAAACTTCATCAATTTTATCTTCTTGAACATGTTCCATGACATCAATACATAAAACTAAATCATATTGACCAGTTGGTTTATTTGAAAATTGTGCGACCGCAGGATCATATGGAGTTATGTTTATACCCATTGGTGAACCTGGGACCTTTTTATTATTAAATAATATAGAATGAAATTTTGCTTTACCACAACCATAATCTAAAATGGTTTTGATATTATTTTCTTTTATCAAATTAAAAATTTGATGTTTATATTCTGCTAATGCTTCACCAATCCAATTGGTTTGATTTACAGCATGAAATTTAGTTGCTTCTGATAGAGATTCATACATAGTTTTTATCTTTATATTCTTTGTAATGCTTATAACATAATTCAGTGAATTTAGTCAATTGTAGAACTTCTTTGAAAGTATCAACTTTATAAGAATCAATACCATCATAACCCATTTCTTTTGCTACCTTAAATCTATAATGACCACAATGTATTTCATCATCCTTAAATACAGCAGGAAATAATAATCCATCTTCTTTCATGTATTTACGAACAGTTTCTAAATGCTCCTGATCCCAGTCTATTTTATCTTGTAATGAGTCAAAATCTATGTATGATAGACGTTCGGGAAACCAGATTATTCTCGCTTTCATTATATTCATAAGTATTATATAGTAGGTTATATGCTACAAAAACTAAATTTCAA